CGTATCAATGATTACCTCCGTCAGATGTTTTATATCATGGGTATTGATCTGGTTGACTTTAAGATCGAATTCGGTTATACTGCTCATGGCGAGTTGCTACTTGCCGATGAGATCAGTCCTGACAGTATGAGATTGTGGAAGATTGGTACTGATGAAAGATTTGATAAGGATCTATTCAGAAAGGATGAAGGTGATATTGTGCCAGCTTATCGTGAGATTCTTGACCGACTACAACCACTTGCTATTCAATGAAACACCACATACCTGATGAGATTAGAAGGAATTCTTTTGATTGCTTCAAGAGTTTGAATCAAGCAGAGCGAGCAGTTGTTATGTTTGGTGATGAAGCATATCGTGAATCATTAGACCTTGAGAATGATGATGCCGAGTGTTGGAAGATACCAAGTGGTGAATCAACAACATTTGTTGGTTGGAATCCTATGTGTATCCCTACCATGGATTACATAGTATGGAAACTAAAACGTCGTGAACAAATTGCTAAAGGAGAAATTTACTAATGGACTATAAGACTTCTGGCGTTGACATTATCAAAGGACGTTCCTTTGTTGAGTATCTAAAGGTATTGGCACCTAAGATTGATGGTGGGTTCAGTGGAATGATGGAAGTGCCATCAGGATATGAGAAACCTGTCTTAGTATCTGGTGCTGATGGTGTCGGAACTAAAATGAATATCTGTAGGATTGCTGATGATTACACCACTATTGGTCAGGATCTCGTTGCTATGTGCGTCAATGACGTTATATGTTCTGGTGCTAAACCATTATATTTTCTAGACTATATCTCTGCCAAAACACTTGATGGTAATGTGAGTGACATTGTATATGGAGTTAATACTGGTTGTATGATGGCAGGAATCGATCTCTTAGGTGGAGAAACTGCAGAACATTTCAGACAAAATGATTATGACCTTGCTGGTTTCTGCACTGGTATTGTAGAGAAGAATGACATTGTTGATGGTAGTAACATCCACGCAGGTGATGTAGTCATTGGTATTGAGAGTAGTGGACTCCATAGTAATGGATATACACTTGTCAATGATATGCTGTGGAGAAATTATATTTACTATAAGGAGATGCCAGAGTTGCTGAGACCTACCACAATCTACGCTCGTCTTATTCAATACCTATTGGATGAAGTTCCTATCCTAGGCATGGCACACATCACAGGTGGAGGACTGCCTGAGAATCTTCCACGATGCCTTCCAGCAGGTTTGAACGTTAATGTTGACTATAGTGCCTGGGAGAGACCAGAAATATTCAGTAAGATCCAGCAGGCAGGAGACATTTCTGAAGAAGAGATGCGTAATGTATTTAATCTTGGTATTGGATTCTGTTTAGTTGTACCACAAGAGGTAGCAACACTAACTCAAGGTCTGATTAGTGATACTCCATATGGAATGAGGTCTTGGATTATTGGAGAGGTAGTAGAATGATTGGGAGTGTGGCGGAATCGGTAGACGCACCAGACTTAAAATCTGTTGAGAGTAATCTCGTGGGGGTTCAAGTCCCCCTTCTCCCATCTTATAGATAATATGTAAGACAAAAATGAATCCATTATCGGAATACGAACCAGGCGGTCTTGCCAGAAAACCTGTTAATATACTGAGATTGATCAGTGAACTAGAAGGATCCTCACACCTTTTTAAATGTATGGGATTTTATGAAGATCAAAAAACACTTGACGAAATTAAAAAAAAGTACTATACTATGTACTTCAAACTAAAACGAGAAGAAAAACTAAACGGGGGAGTACAATAGATCTGCATTTAGAAGCAGCGCCCCCAATTAGTGCCTCCGTAGCTCAGTGGTAGAGCAGGGCTTTTGTAAAGCTCAGGTCGCAAGTTCAAATCTTGTCAGAGGCTCTCATAATCCACAATAGCTCAGCGGTAGAGTCGGTGACTGTTAATCACTTTGTCCCTGGTTCGAATCCAGGTTGTGGAGTTACTAAAATAATATTATGAATCCAACATCACAATTAAATGTTACACCAATCTTTAGTTCATTTTTATGCCAAGGGCAACTTAATATTGATCATGATAGAGTATCTCACTGGATAGAAAAAGAAATTAGTGATAATCATGGTAGAATTAAGTTAACATTGGATGAACCTGAGTTAGTTGAGTATTATGCAGAGGTGCGTGCAATATTTAATGATCTGCATGAAAAACTAGGTTTACGAAAACAATATTATCAGGATCTTAAAAAAGGTTGGGTTAATACAGACTGGGATGAGCGTTTTGGTATCGCTCATAAACATCCAGAAGCAACATTTATTTCAATATATTATCCAAAAATTGAAGGGGATCATGTAGGACATTTAGAAATGGTTAATCCCAATCCACTTCTACCATATGTTTTACCATCTGAAGCTAATGAAAATTCTGTTATAGAAGTATTCAACATATTCAATTCTAATTTATGGAGAGTTGCTCCCAAAACTGGTATGATTGTTGTGATCCCTAGTTGGATAGATCATTTCGCACTACAGAATAAAACAGATACTGATGTAAGATATTCAGTAGCACTAGACAGTAAAACAAAATTATTATGAATTATCAATATCCCCTGTATGCACCATATTGGAAGGTTGACGCCTTCAAAAAATCATGGTATACTACGCTTAGTTCCCTGTTCAAGATGATTAATGTCAAAGACCAAGGCGACGGTTCGTTCATCATCGAATGGGACGAAAACGACCCAGAAGAAAGTATCCTCAACGACTGGACGAAAGAAGACTTCACAAACTTCTTTAAGTACGCCGCCAAAGAAGAACTCCGTCGTGAAAACGCAGAAGAATCTGGAGAAGAACTTAAAGAAACTTACTACGACTCCCAAAGCGAAGGCAAAGACTTCTACATCCAAACGACAAACCAAGAAACCTTTGGAATTGAAGGTGATGAACTCTCGGAAGATTGAGTTATTTCCCTGGATAGAAACATTTCCTATCTACTTTCAAGATTTAACAGAAAATAAAAAGTGTTGGTTTACATGTGTAGAACATGCACAAAAGTATGTGACTAGATATAATTGTGAATATAAAGCATATACTTACACGGGAAAACGATGAGTAAAAAAACATTTAAGAACAAGAAAAATGATCAGTGGGAATATGATGATACTCCCGAAGTTCGTGCTGCTATTGCAAAACTACATCAAGATATTAGTAAATTAGAAGAAACTGCACCAGATTATGGAATTGGAAAATAAATGAATTATACCCTCTAACTAAATAACCCAAAGTATTAATCCAACATGAACAGAGAATGTAAAATTACGGTAAAGAATGAACCTTTTCCTTACCTGATCTTTGAAGATTTATTTGACCAAGATTCTCTAAACCAAATAGAGAAAGAATTTCAGTACTATTTTGATGGTTTTGAACATTTCTATAGGCATCCTAGAGAAACTGGAAGTGCTGGGCATACAGATATTCCTAATGCTATGTTGAAAAGAAACAAAGGATTCTTTTTTCATGATGTTTGGCATAATCCAAATCATTCTGCATTAAGTAGAATTAGTCAAGAAATTTTTTATAAGGAAAGTATGTCCCAATCAGAGAGCACATATTTTAAAGACTTTCTTCCCAATGAAATTTCTATCTTATGCTCTTTATATGGTGATGGAGACTACTATCTTCCACATAAAGATGCAACACTCGCAACAGGTTGTCTTTGGTTGTATAAAGAACCTAAAAAATGGGAAGGTGGTAAGTTTCGATTTGTAGACTATGACCTAGAATTTGAGTGTAAACATAACACTATGGTTGTATTTCCTGGTGCATATCAACATGAGGTAACTGAATTGACTATGGATAATGATGATTTTGCTGATAATTATGGTAGGTACTGTATTAGTTACTTTATGAACCATAGGTAATCATATAAATAAACTTGTAGCAAATTGTGTGATTATTCGTGGGAACCAGAAAAATATCTCAGTTGGATGTTATTTCGGATGCTAATCTCTCAGGAGAAGGTATTCTTCCTGTTGTGGTGTCTGATCCGTTGATTCCCAACAGAAAAGTAAAAATCAATCAGTTATTTAAAGGTTTATCTCAGGGATCAAAAGCATCTCCTGGATTATCTTTTGATCTTGATCGTAACACTGGGTTATACCAAGATGCTTATGATCAAATTGGATTATCTTTCGGTGAAAGTGCTATTTACATGAACGCTATTACAAATAGCGCAACAAGTAAATCTCTATACATGACTGCTGTAGATGAAACTACTGCTAATGCTGATATTGTCCTTGCACCAAAAGGTACTGGTTCTGTAAAAGTTACTGGTAATTTTGTTGTTTCTGACCAAGCATTTGTACTAGAAGATTCACAGGGTCCTAGAGCAAGATTTGAGGTAAGTGGTGTTGGTACAGGTACTAATACTCGTATATTTACATTACCTGCTATTACATCTGGCAATGGTACTACTGTTGTTGGTGATAATACCTCACAAACTCTAACCAATAAGACTATTCTTATTGATGAAGATAACTTTGTTATCACTGATGGTGCTGATGAGGCAATTTTCCAAATTAATTGGGCATTAACCTCAGACACTCGTCGTTCGTACTTTCTTCCTGATGGTGGTACAGTAACAACTACTGCTGAACCAACTGCTACAGCATCTACTTTACTTGATACAAAAGCGGAGCAAACTTCTCTTAATAAAAGTTTTGTTGATGTTAAGTTTGTTGCAAATGCAAACCTTGGAACATCATGGGCGCAGTTTAATACTGATTCATTAACTGCAAATAGAATTCTAACTGTACCAGATCAAAGTTTGACTTTGGTTGGTGAAGATTCTACTCAGATACTACAAAATAAAAGTGTTGAGGATTTAATTCTTCAAGATTCTGCTGATATTTCAAGAAAAATTACTTTTAGTATTGCAAATCAAAACTCCTCATCAAATCAAATATTTGAATTCCCCCCAACGGATGTTCTAAATAATGGTGGAAGTAACAACACGATTGTTTCTAAAACAGCAGCACAGGTCTTATCTAATAAAACATTAGTAAATCCTGTTATTAAAAATACTGTTGATAGTACAAATAGTATTACAATTGTTGCTGATAATATCACTGGAAATAGAAACATTAGATTCCCAGATTCTGATGCAACTCTACTTTCCACACAGAATGTGAACGTGGATGACATTACCTTTGGTTCGGGTATTGGTGCCGAAACTTTAATCGGTAGAACCAGACAACAACAATTTTTTTACGCAGGATTCTAATTTTTAACAATGGCAAATCAAGGACTTCTTGCACAACTTAAACCATCTGCAAATACTGATACGGTGCTATACAGGGCTCCCATTAATCAGAGTGCTAGTACAGTGTTGAGTATTGCAAACGACGGAACTGGTTCCGCATTCGATGTTGCGGTCAAGGATTATGATCAGAAACTGACTCTTGATGCAAGTACATATAAACTCCATAAAGGAGATCTTGTTACTTCATATTATATCACTCTTGATACTGATATGACTACTACCACAGGTATTACTCCTGGTGAACCACTTGTAACAGGTGATAAAGAAAAATCATTTAATTTTGAATCGTTTTTTATTCCTGAATTTACTGAGATTTTTGTAAAAAAAATTACGCTTAGAAATATCTCAGTAGAATCTATAGTTGGTGAATTTCAGGTTGGTGAAACTATTACTAAAGGTAGTGCTCCAAATACTACTACTGCGGTAGTATTTACTGTAGATGGTGGTCTCGTTTCTGTTGGTCCTTCTACTTTGAACGGTACTGGAACTGAGTTTACTGACGGTGATAGTATTGCTAGTGCCTCTTCATCAGGTACTATTTCTACTGGTGGAGTTGCTGCTGGTGCAGATAAATTTATCTTTTCAACTACTACTGCTGGTGGCACATATAACACATTTAGTAAGTTGGGTCTCTCATTCTTTGATGATCGCGCTTATAGATTTAATACATCAGACTCTTCTATGAGTGGTGCAGATTTCAAACTTTCCACTACTGTTAACGGTTTATGGGGTCCAGATGGATTAGCGGCATCAGATCCTTCTGACGCTGGTGATGCTGGTACAGAATATACAACTCAAAAAACAACTAACGGCACTGCTGGTAGTAGTGGAGCATATATCCAATATAATTTTGCTGGTGCTAGTTTTTCTGATAATTTTCTTTATTATTTTGATGGTGACACTGGCACTGCTGCAAAGTCTAGTTTCGGTGGAGCAGATAACAAACTTGTAAAAAGTACGGCATACACTTATTCTGGATTTTATATCTATGATAAGGTAGGAACTATCGTTGATAACTCGGACAGTTTCGTGTTTAGTGCCGTTACATATACAATCACAGCACAAAGTGCTGGAGCATATGGATATGTTAAAGAATACGATGGTACTTCTTTAAAATTTGTTAAAGGTCTTAATTCTGCTGATTGGTCTGGATCTGATACATTTAGAGATGTTCCAGCATCAAATAGCGCAGCAAGAACCGTTGCAACTATTTCTAGTATTAGTGTTGCATCTGGAGCAGTTGAAGGTTCAAATTATATTATGATTGACCATGCAAATGCAGCAAATAATGATGAAAGGATCACATCTCTTGTTATTGGTCCTGGTGAAGTAGTTGTTGTTAATAGCACAACTCAAAATAATGTCTTTAGTCTCATTGGTTTTGAAGATTCTTCCAGTGCGATTACGACTAGAGTATATGGTCAGTCCTAATTTACAATAAATAATCAAAAAGCAGTATAAGAAATGGCTTTAACCCGTCTTAAGAATATTATTACGTCCCGAACGGGGCGTATTATTTACGTTAATCCTGATGACTTTGATGCTTCGGATGCTATTGATAACAGAGGAAACTCAGCATTGCGTCCATTTAAGACGATTCAAAGAGCATTTCTTGAAGTTGCACGATTCTCTTATCGTGTTGGTCTGAGTAATGACGAGTTTGATGCATTCTCGATCATGCTATATCCTGCTGAATATGTAATTGATAATCGTCCAGGTGAAGTTCTATATACGAATGTTGCTCCTATTGACGAGAACTCAAATTTAGATATTACTTCCTCTAACAATGTATTGTATAAGTACAACTCTACTGAAGGTGGAGTGATTGTTCCTAGAGGTTGTTCTTTAGTTGGTACAGATCTTCGTCGTACTAAAATTATTCCTAAGTATGTACCATATCCAACAACTTATGCTGCGAAAGGTATTAACAGTGAATCTGATGTCCCCCCTCGCACCTCTATTTTTAAGGTAACTGGCGGTACATATTTCTGGCAATTCTCTTTCTTTGATGGTGCAGAAGAAGGAGTCTATTTCAGACCAGGAACTACAGAAACATTAGCACCTAAGTTTTCTCATCATAGACTAACTTGTTTTGAGTTTGCTGATGGTTTGAATCCTCTTTCCAAATTAATCTCTGATGGTACAGTTCCAAATGCAGATTATACTGCGATTGCAAATATTCAAGAACGAACTGATCTAGAGATTTATTATCAAAAAGTTTCAAAAGCATTTGCTACAATTCCTGATACCTCTGGTGATCCTACTGCTGATCAGATTCAGGCAAGAGTAGAAGAAAATAGAATCGTTGGTCCAATTTCAGATGAATACAGAGTCCTTCAAATCACTCGTAATGGTAATACTGCAACAGCAGTCACTGTTGATGAATTTGATAACCCAAGAGATCATGGATTCTCCGTAGGTGTCAATATTAATGTTAGTGGTGTTACTGGATCAACTGGACCACAAACAGACGCAGACGCAGGAATCTATAACGGATCATATACAGTCACATCAGCATCTGGTAATGTCTTTACTTATCAGATGAGTTCAGAACCATCTGGTAATGCTGTAGGTTCTAACATTACGGTTAAAACTGAAATTGATACTGTTGACTCTGCATCACCATATGCGTTTAACCTATCACTAAGAAGTGTTTGGGGTATGAATGGTATGCACGCAAACGGTGCTAAGGCAACTGGTTTCAAATCAATGGTTGTGGCTCAATTTACGGGTCTATCTCTTCAGAAAGATGATAGAGCATTTGTAAGATTTAATGCTTCCACTGGTAACTATGATGCAGCAGTTGCTGGTGATGGTGCTCACTTGGATGGTTTTGCTGAGTATCGTAAAGGATGGGGACATGAGCATATTAAGGCATCTAATGACTCATTCATTCAGGCAGTTTCGGTGTTTGCTGTGGGATACTTCGGTCACTTTGTTTCTGAAAGTGGTGCTGATATGTCTATCACGAACTCGAACTCTAACTTTGGAAATACTGCATTAAGAGCAGCAGGATTTAAGGCAAAATCATTCTCCAAAGACAAAGCAGGAGAAATTACACATATCATTCCACCTAAAGCACTTAATGTAATCTCTACATCTGCAACTGGTGCTAATGGTGCAAATACTGTTACTCTTGCTGATGATGGTTCAGTTAATGGACTTGTTCAAGGCATGACACTGACTGGAACTAATGTTGCTCCTGGTGCATTAGTTTCATCTTTCAATACAAATACTAGAGTAGTTACTCTTTCTGCTGTAAATACAGGTATAGTTAATGGTAATGTTATCTTCGGTGAAGAAACATCTGTTAACTGGGTAAATATTGACATTCAAAGAACAAAAGTAATTAATGCTGCACTTGCTGGACAGGGGCAAACACCTGGAACCAGATTATATCTTTATGGATATACTGTTGAAGCATCTCCACCAACAACTAGGGTTCAAGGTTTTACTGTTGGTGCTCGTCAAGATGGTACAGGTGCTAGTGCAGTTCCTGATAAACTAAATTGTCTGTTGGTTTCTAGTGGTGCAGCAAATGCAACCGTTAAGTCTGCAAAAATTTCACCATATGGTCCTTCTGTATCTGGTAAAGCAGCAGGTACAACTGGATCACCATTACAATATGATGCTGCAACATATACTATTGGTAGTGTTAATAATACTGTTGGTGGATGGTATCTTTCTGTAGATTCTACAGAAAATTCAATCTATACAGATATTACATCAAATACGCAATATGATAACGTAAACTTTACTCCGACAACATTCCTTAAGAGGATTCCAGACCCTCGTGACTTACAGGATAGAACATATCGTGTTCGTATGAAGATCGATAAGGACAAGACTAATCCTCTGCCTCGTGATCCTATTAGTGGTTATGTGATGCAACCATTGAATAGTAATACAACATCCTATAATTTACAAAGAGCATTTTATATTTACGATATTGAAGTTGTTCAAAAATTTGAGAGAGGTGTCGCTGATGGAATCTACTATCTTACCCTGCTATGTGCATCTATTGCACCTACAACTTCTAACTTTAACGACAGAAAGTTCAGTCAAAACGTCAACGAGGTGTATCCTACGTTTGACAGAGACAACCCTATTGCTGACCCTACTTCTTCAATATCCGTCGCTGACAACGAAACTATCGGTTTAGTATATTCTACCGATGGTGCATCACCTACACCCAATAAAGATCCTAAGAGATCAATTACTAAGGAAGGAGTAGAATTTTTATTGACTGATACTGGTTGGACACAACCAGGAACGACACCTAACTATGATAGTGTCAATAAAGAGTTGTCTGGTGTTGAATTAACTGCTCGTGCTGGTGATGAAGAAGTTAGAAAGATTAATATTCGTGAAAATAATGATGGATCTGTAGCACCTATTGCTATTGAGTTTAGACGCCACTCAATCATGAGATCTGGTAACCATACATTTGAATATCTTGGTTTCGGTCCTGGTAATTACTCAACTGCATTCCCTCAGACTCAGGTAGAAACTCTATCACAAGATCAGATTAAGTTCTCTCAGTCTATTAAAGAAGAAGGTGGAGTTGCATTCTACTCTGGTCTTAACTCTAATGGAGACCTATTCATTGGTAACCAGATCATTAACCCTGTTACTGGTCAGATCACTAATGAAGATATTGCACAACTAAATGTTGTTGGTGAAGAGAATACAACGATTGAAACATTCTCTGAGTTGGTGTTGACTGATAAACTCACAGTTATTGGTGGTGCATCTAACCAGTTAGAATCAATCTTTGCTGGTCCTGTTACATTCCAAGGACTGACTACATTCACAAACAATATTCAAGCAAAGAAGATTTCTTATTACAACCAAGATGGTACTGTAATCAAGCAAACTTTACTTGCACCTGAAGATGCTAGTGGTTTACCAGACTTTAGTAATGTTGCAGGATATGACACACCTGCTGATGGTGATTTAGTTTATAATATTAACTGGAGTCCAGGCAAATCTCTTGGTTGGATTTACTACGGTGCAAATTGGTTTGAATTTGGTCTTACTGATGTTGGTGATATTAATATTGTTAATGATGCTGGTACTACACGTATTGGTGTTGGTACTGCTACGAATAGTTCTTATAGAATCAATATCGATGGTGCTGTAAGAGTTGATGGCGACTTAGTTGTTACTGGAACAGGTGGAGTTAGTGCTAGTAAGTATGTCACAAGAACTTATACAGGTGACGGTGCCACAGTAACATATGCATTGACTGCATATTCTGCAACACAACACACACAAAATTCTGTGCTTGTGTTTATTAATGGTGTAGCACAGGTTGGAGGGGTAAATTATACTGTTGATGGTAATGGTACAAATATCATCTTTACTGTTGGTGATGCACCTTTAGCAAACGAAATAGTTCATATTGTTGAACTACCTATATAAATATAACGGAGGAATTTAGAGCAGAATGGCAGTCACTAAAATTCGTGGTAATCAAATTAATACCGCGACACAAGCAGTTATCGATAGACTTACATTTTTAGATGGTGAAAGTATCTTGAGATTGCCAGCTGGCACAACTGGTCAGCAACCTACTGGTATTTCTGTTGGAACTATTCGTTTTAATACTACATTAGATTCTGCTGAAATATATGTTGCTGACGCAGATGGTGCAGGTAATCCTGGATGGACATCTGTCGGCGGCGGTGGTACTTCCGTTGGTAATGATGGATTGATTAGAACTAATGATACAACATTAACAGAAAGTGCTATTGTTGGTCCTTCTGCTGGTAGTGAATTTACTCATGGTTTTTGTGTGGGTCCGTTAACTGTTGCATCTGGTGTAACACTTACCGTTGAGACTAATGGCAAGTTACTTATTTTAGATTGATCATCAATTATGTCACAAGTAAATACAGATAAAATTATTTCAAAGGGTGATGCAACCATTGACATTGCTGCGAGCGGTAATGTGAATATTAATTCGGACATTTATATCGATGCAGCAAATGATAGAGTTGGTATTAATACTCCTACTCCAACTAGAAGTTTAGATATTAGTGGAACTCGTGGATTTGCTTTAAATAGTGGATTTATCAGAGAGAAAGTAAACATCACAGGAACAGGAATTTCTGGAGATACCAATCATGATATTCAATTAGGACAAGTATATCTCTGGAATACTGCAACTGCAAGTTGGACACCTAATTTTAGATATAATGGATCGGAAACTTTCGCATCTCAAGTTGCAGTAGGACAAACAATTGGATTTAGTATTGTTGCCGCTGTTTCTGCCACAGACACATTTTGTCTTGGTGTAAAAATTGATGGGGTTGCTCAAACTGTAGAATGGGCAGGTGGAACTGCTCCAGATGCAACAGGCGGAGAAACTTATAATTATGACTCATATTACTACCAAATTTTAAGAACTGGAACTGGTACTACTGATTATATTGTTATTGCTTCTCAAAATTCTCAGAGTGGTGCTGCTGGGGGTGGAACTCTTAAGGCAGCTATGACTAGTCTTAATAGTACTCTGTCATCTTATAGTTATAATTCGGTTTCCCAGATCAAGACCGCATTTGAAGATTTAGGATATACATTGATTGCTACACCAACATATAATGGTATGGCAGAAAACCAATCAGGAACAACTAATATTTCTGGCACTGGTCAATTTAACTATTCAGCATTTGACTCTGGTACAAGTCTTGCAGTATCGGATGGAATGGATAATAGTACTCTAAATGGATATCCATACATGTTATTTGCTGGTTTTAATAATAATGGATATCAAGGAGTTGCTGCTATGATGTATAGAGATTATAGTTCTGCTGCTCTGAGAGATTTCTTTGCACCAAACCAGAATAGAAATCTCTATGCGTATGTTTTGAATGCAAATGGCAGTGAAGTAACTGATGCTAGTGGTGGCACCTCAACAATCTATTCAGATGGTCAATCTCCAAATAGTAATGGATATAACTCAACTGGTAGATTTGCATCTGACGATGGATCTTGGGGATTTAGAATTGGTGCTAGTAGACTAGATGGTAACGGCGGTCCATATCTAAGTGATAATCAATCACAATCATATGGTTGCGAAAACAGAAATGGTGGAGATGCCTCCAACCAAGATTTCTTCTGGGGAAGTAATTACCAAAGCACAACATCATATTGTTTCTACTTTGCAGTTAAAAATGCTGTATAAATAGACTTATACTAGGAAAATAGAAAATGTCTCAATTAAATGTAGACTCTCTACGACATTCCTCTGGATCTGGTTCTGGTATCGATCTTCAGAGTACAGGAAATGTTGCTATAGACACTAATACATTATATGTAGATTCTGTAAATGACAGGATCGGTGTCAATGCTAGCATTCCAAATGCTACTCTTGACATTAATGGTAATGATGGTATAAATATTAACACTGCTCCTATTACTGAGAAGTTTAATACTATCAGTGGGTCTTCTAATGGTAATACTAGTGTTGATGTATTACTATCTAATGTACATTTATATACAAGTGCTAACACTGGTAATTGGACCCCCAACATTAGAGGAAATTCTAGTACAACATTAGATAGTTTAATGGCAACTAATCAAGTATGTTTAGTTACATTAATCTCTCAAAATGGCAGTTCAAGTGGTTTTATAGCAGCAGTTAATATTGATGGTAGTGGTAGAACTGTTGAATGGTTAGATGGTGAAACACCTGACGACAACGGCGGTGATGATGGATATGATATATATCAATTTAGTATTATTAAAAATGGTAGTAACTCTTTCCTCGTTTTTGGAAATCAAACATACTGTAGTAATTAATTGAACGGAGAATAAACAATGCCAATTTTTTCTACATTCTCCTCAGGGGGAAACAAAATGAGAGGTGTGGGTTACGGAAAACCTGGAGTTGCTGCACCTACTGGACCTCCAGGACCATGGTATATTTTGATGGCAACTAATCAAAGTAAGAGTAGTCAACTTAATAATAACAGTTTTGGATATATTGGAGGTGGTAATTTTGCTAATGCTACTATCGATAGTACAGGAGCACGAGATAGAATTACTTTTGGACAAGGAACGGGTGTCTATCACAACTATTTTTCTGTAAGAAATTTTAATTACTATGCCCTAGTTAGTGGTAATGGTAATCATACTAATGTTTCAAGTCATAGTTATTATGTTGGATGGCAAGCAACTTCCTATCCTTCAGGATCTCAGAGCATGTATCAAATCCTGAGACAAATTGATATTGGTAATAGTCAAAGCAATAGAGCAGGACAAAACTATAACCAAGGCAATCCAGGAACTGGTATTGTTGGTTCTGGTCACCCAACAACGGGAAACCGTTATACAGGTAGTGGTAACTATCGTTGTAATAATGGTTCTGTTGCCAATAAATTTATGGTCTGGGGTATTAACCATGCCTCAGATGATGACTCTCAAACATTAGTTGCCTATGATGGTAACCTATCCAATGGTAAGATGGATTCTTGGCGAGGTACTAACCCACCAGAAACAATGTGGAGCGTCTGGGGTGCTGACTTCCACTCTAATTCAAATTCCCAAAGAATATCTGCTGCGGGACAAGGTGGTGGAGGTTGGACTAATGGTGCTTCCAGACCTCAAGAGTTGGTATATTTAATGGGGTACTCAGATAACCCTCAGTTTATCCCTTGATGTGCCAGTTTAAGTAAGTGTCACAGGGGGTGTTGCACCCCCTTTTTTTATGCTATAATATGAAGGTATCCAAAGGACAATCATGCCTCAATTCACTCTCATCTGTACCGATGAGGACCAAACTGTAACAACTAAAGAATTTGAAGCAACGATGTTGAATGATGTTGTTGATAAAACAGAAGACTTTTTGAAAGGTGTTGGGTATTGTTTTGAAGAACTTCGCACTCAAGTATACCGTCTTCCAGAAAATGATGAACTTACCTCACTTTACCGAGATGTTGACAACTAAATCTTAATACATATATTAGTAGTTTATTAGCATTCCTACATTAAGACAATGGGCAAGACTTTTCGGCGTGGTGGTAGCGAACGAGGTTACTATTCTCCTGGCAAATCTATCCGTGATAAGCGAGCAAAAGGAGGAACTAATCGATCATGGGGCGATGATAGCAACTATGATGATGACTTTCAAAAAGGTAACAAAAAGAGAAAATTCAAACAAAGTGATGATGATAGTGGATGGTATTAAAGATTCAGTTTATTACACCCTTCAATGCTAAATCAAATGACCTTTGACAAAGAATCTCAAGATGTAAAATTCAATCGTGGTCTAGATCTTTTTCTAGAATCTGTATTGAAACCCGACCCTAAGTTGAGACAATGTGCTCACAATCAAGAATGTTTTCATGAACTGATGTATATTCGTTCATATGTTCTTGATTATCTGAAAACCATACGAAGAGATGAACTGTGATTGGTCTTCATTCCGCAATCCTTGATAAGAATGAAAAGATCATTGTTAAGAACGCATTAATTTTGTATGTTTCAGACTTGCAAAAAAGATTTTATCGTGATAAACTAATTCCTGAAGACATCTATCTTGACAAAATGAAAGAACTTCAAGACATCGTAGACAAATTACACCTAGCAGAATTATACAAATGACCGTGAAATTTATTCGTTTTATTAGTGGCGAAAATGTTGTTGCTGATTTAACTGAAGAGACTGCTGCTAGTATCACCATTAGTGATGCTATTGTTGCTGTCCCTGCCAATCAAGAAGGCACACAACTTGGATTTGTTCCATTTGCACCACTACAAGATCCAAATGAAAAGGATGTTACTATTGCCAAATCATTTGTGATGTTTATTACAAAACTTTCTCCTGAATTGGAGGAACAATATAATAATATGTTCAATCGAATTGTAACTCCCACTAAAAAACTCATCATGTGACGGTTGACAAACCTACACAAGACCCCTTCACACCACTCCCCTTTACGCTATACTAATTATGTTGGAGAAAGAAATCCGCCTATTGAACAAAGTCATCAAGAAAGGCGAAAATGGAGAAGTCAGGTATTCTGACGAAGAACTGCACAGACTCAAGGCAAAACGTCGCCAGTTGAAAGACTGGAAACAATCATCAATCACCTCACAAAACAATGGATTCGGTCAGTATGTACGATGAAGATTTCAAGGTTTCTTGGGACGAGAATGATCAGGTTCAAGTTCAAGAAGATGAATGGATTTCTTCAGTGATTGGCACTGAACAAGATGCAATCTATGATGTTCTTGCAGAGATTGAATGAACAGCAACAATCGTTACAAAGTTTGTTGGACTAGACCCAAATCAAAAAATGGATTCTATTCACAACAACAAGTAATCGTCTTCGGTCTTGATTCTGTGCAACATGTTATTGAAAATGTGGTGCCAGAGGGTCAAGGTTGGGACGTAATCCCAATGTAAATCTAATCAATCTAACCAATCCAATCCAATCAATCTAATCAAATGACAACTCCTAACATGATCCAAGACTACAGCACTCTCGATGAGATCTTCGGTGTGCAAGATGAGCAGCACGTTATCAATGAGAACCTGCTATTCAATAGCGATATGTTGAATCGTTGTCGTGAGGATTGTAAGCAAGATATTAGTAAAATTATTGTAAAATATAAGGGAGCAATGATTGACAATCAACTACAGTTGGTTGACATTCGCACTGTGCATCCTGCTGGTAAAGAAATCACCAACAATAAGACTGGTGAAGTATTACCTAAGGGGTTTCAAGTTCGTGCAGATCATAACATTGATATTGGACACAAAGATGCAATTCTCAATGACATTTTCAACACTGATTGGAATACTGCTGCTAACACGATAGTTCTGTTTCGTCTGCCTAAAGAGTATCAATATGTAAACAATCAAGGTATTAAAGTTATTTGGGGCATTCTTGATGGAACTCATCGATATCGTGCTGCTGCTGATGCCAATCAAGAAAATATCATCAGTTGGTTGGTAGATATGAATATTGATGACATCTATAAATTTGCTTGTGCTGAATTAAATCGTAGTAAGTATAGTGCAAAATCGCGAACTGATCGTGATACTGCTGCGGCAATTCTTCGTTCATATAAGAATCCAAACTCTGAGTTATTCGCGAAGATTAACAATGTAGAAGAGTGTGAGGTCAATAGTATCTTGATTGAAGAGATTAAGTCTTATAATTATGATCGGAGAAGTGTTAATGCTGTTCTTCGTATCATTCAACATGATCCTGATGTTACTGTTGATCGTAAGCAATATTCTTCTGCCGAGATGAAGAACTATATTTCAGAACATAAGATTGACTGGATTGAAGATTCTGGTGATAATCTAGATTATCTTACTAAAAAAGGTGTGCGAGTTATTCTCACTCAAGCAATTGCACGAAACGCTGTTATTGTTGCCCATGACATTTGTCTCTTGACGCAAAGAAGTAATGCCCCCATTGTCGTTGCATTTGCAACAGATATTAACTCAAAACTGACTCCAGAAAATGCACAAGCACGACGTGAACAATTCAGAGAAAAGGTTTACGCAGTGATCAAAGATATGGGTCGAGGTTATAAAGCAATGTTTGAAGATTGTGATGCTGTAAATCCTAGTTGGTTGTGCTTCCCTGAACTCGCTGATGAGTTTGCCGATGGTATGATCAACCTCATGTGACAGTCAACGAACTGGAGCAGCGCCCTTGACAGGGGCGCTTTTTTCATGTATTATAATAGTATCAAAGGAACCCACCCCACCCATGTTTGACTCTATCTTTGCTGATGGTTCTCTCCGTGATTACATTGATAGCAACCTCCAAGATCCTTGGAAGGGCACAAACTTTGAGGGTTATGTATTTCTTTCACCTAAGCAAAAGGGTGAGTTAGGTGAACGATTTGTGTCTCAGTTGATGAATAATCTTGGACACAACGTTGAACGTGCTGTAACATCTACAGCGGGACATGATCGCGTTATTAGTAAAATACTGACAGAGATTAAGTTTGCTCTTGCTACTCGTAACAAGAAAGGTGGCGTGACTGTTGATAAGTTCATCATCAATCATGTCTCTGTAGGTAAAGATTGGGAGCGTCTTATCTTCTGTGGTATCAACCCTGATGAGAAAGATGCTCGCATTGTGTTCATCACCAAAGCAGACTTTGAAGCACACTTGAAGAGTGATAAGTGCTATTTCAATGTGCAGCAAGGTGGTAAGAAAGTTGGCAACGATGACTACATTTGCACAAATGTTGCTGCTCTGCTAGAATGTGACTTCGTGAAGAATATTGCTGAATGGTGAATTTATTACTGGGTGATTGTTTAGATCTTCTGCCTACGATTGCAGATGATAGCATCGACATGCTGCTGGTAGATTTGCCCTACGGTACAACTGCCTGCAAGTGGGATAGTATTATCCCTCTAGACAAGTTGTGGGAGCAGTACAACAGAATCTGTAAAGAAAATGCGGCAATGGTATTCACTGCTGCACAACCTTTCACTGCAATTCTTGCTGCTTCAAATATCAAGAACCTAAAGTATGAATGGATATGGGAGAAACCGCAGGGAACTAACCCCATGAATGCCAAAGTTATGCCTCTTAAGAGTCATGAAAACATCCTGGTATTTTATAGAAAGAAACCAACATATAACCCTCAAATGTGGTATTCAACTCCGTATAGTGGGTTTAAGTCTGATACAGCAAAGATTGGCGAAGTTTATGGAGAAGCACAATCTAAGCATCGGGACAACCCCGAGGGGTCTCGCTACCCTAAGACCGTCTTAAAATACAAGCAAGAGAAGGGTTTACATCCAACGCAGAAACCTGTGCCACTAATGGAGTATTTGATCAAAACATATACTCATAAAGGTGACACAGTGCTGGATAATACCATGGGTAGTGGTACAACAGGCGTTGCATGTGTCAATACAGATAGAAACTTCGTTGGAATCGAGATGGATGAGAAATATTTTAATGAAGCACAAACCCGTATCGGATCGCTGAGAAATCCTCTCACTGACCTGTTCATGTGACAGTTGGTCAAACTGTCCACTAAACCCCCACAGGGCACCAAAATCATGTATATTAAGAGAGTCAAAGGGATTCAACCGATGCGAACCACCACCAAAGCACAAGCACTGGATCAGTTCCGTTACAACTGGAAGGCAAGTGGATCAACAGATAAGGTCGCAAAACGTGAGGCATGGGGCATCTTTACTGATGAACTTTGCCGTGAGGGTTACATCACCATGAAAAAGTACGAGTCATGGAGCAACCCTTTTTGATGAAGATTGACACAGTTGGTAGAGTCATAGGATCATTTCTTGTGGTCACTGCATATTTCATCATCCTACATGTTAACATATCATTAGGGGTGATTATGCAGTTTGTTGGTGATGCTATCTCCGTGCCATTCTTCATCCGAACTAAATCGTGGGATGTTGTAATCATGCTCGCATTTCTGTTAATCATCTCATCTACTAAATTGCTACCAAACTAATGTCTTGGGGTCTCCTTCCATGGTCAGAACTTAAACACAAAAAAATGACTTATCTTCAACTTCTTGAGCAACTTCAGTGCTGCTCAAAAGAAACTCTGCAACAAACTGTGACGCTGTATAGCATCAGAGATGATGAGTTTACTCCTGCTTACATGACAGATTACACTGACAGTGAGGAACAAGTTCTCAATCGTGATCATCTTGTTATTACATATTGATGACAGAACTTCCTCCCGATTTTATTCATGAAGCACCAAAAGGATTTCGATACAGAACCGCTCACTTTAGGGCAAATACTATTAGTATCTGGTGTGACAATCTTAACAGTTACAGTTACAATAATGGCGCTAGAGTTAGCACAATTTGGGGATTTTGCAAAAGAACGACAACAAAGAAGAGAGGCACTGAGAGCACTTACTATGCCCCCATCAACTCAACTAAGATAGGTGCAGTTGTTGACATTAACTCCACACGTCCGTTAACAGCGATGCAGATAAAACGGACAGGGTTAGAGTTACTTTGGATGTGACACCCCTTGTAGTGGCACACAGACGCCCCACAGGGCACCAAAATCATGTATATTAAGAGAGTCAAAGGAACGCCATTCAATGCAACTTCGTCCCCACCAGCAACGCGCCTTCGATGCCATGCAAGAGCACGACTGTGGGCAGGTGATCATCCCCACTGGCGGTGGTAAAACATACATCATGATCGCAGATGCTCTGCATCGTGCTGCACAAGGTCAAACGATTGTTGTTGTTGCTCCACGCATCTTGCTCGCTAATCAACTCTGTGAGGAGTTTATGGAGCATATCAGTGGTACTTGGACGCATGTCTGTCATGCACATAGCGGAGAGACTCACTACTTCAGCAGCACAAAACCTGAGAAGATTGCACTCTTCAATGATACTGCGCGTGCTGCTAGTGAGTCCTGCATTATATTCACCACCTATCATTCTCTGCACCGCGTTGTAGATAGTGGCATCAATATTGACACTATCTATTTTGACGAAGCACACAATGGTTGCGGTCGTCACTTCCACAAGGCAGTATTTGCCACGGCACAGTATGCCAAGCGTCGTTACTATTTCACTGCTACCCCTAAGAATGGTCGTGGTGTGAGTCTTTCGCGTGGCATGAATAACACCTCTGTTTATGGTCGCACTCTGTGCAATGTTCCTGCTGCTGAGTTGATCGCTGCTGGTGCAATCGTCCCTCCTAAAATTGTTGCTTTTGAGACAAGTCGCAGTCGTAACAAGTACAACGCGCACGAGGTTGATGGTGACAACCTGAAGGATATGTTTGAGCAACTTGATGTATTCCAGAATCCTAAAGTCTTGGTGGCAGCACCATCCAGTAAAGTTCTGGGTAACATGCTCGGACAGACTGATATCCTTGAGTATTTCTATCGCAAGGGATATGACGTGATGCACATCACCTCTAAGTTTGGTGCTATCATCAACGACAAGAAAGTAGGACGCGAAGAGTTCTTCCAGACGCTGCAATCGTGGGGTGCTGATGACTCTAAGAAGTTTGTGATCTTTCACTATTCTATTCTGTCTGAGGGTATCAATGTGCCAGGTCTGACACATACAATCTTGCTGCGTAATCTGCCCATCGTAGAGATGGCACAGACAATCGGTCGTGTTATCCGTGTTCATCAAGATGACCGCCGTGATGTTGCTGAGGGTCGCATTCCTGCTGGAGCGTTTCACCTCTACAAGAAATCTGAGGGTATTGTTACCATGCCAACAGGTTACAAGATGGGCAACGCTATCGCCCAAAGATTGCAAAACGTTGTTAACGCCATCTTCATTGAAGGTATTCCTCCCGTCGCATTCTGCTAATGACACCAACAACAACTGACTCCACTTGGTTTACACATACATCCGACAAATTGTATGATCGACATTATTACACCATCAACAAAAAACGATTTGATGACTATGAACAACTCAGGCAGTATTGGTGGCAACAAACTATCACTAATCAAACGGTGATTGTCCATGACTATAAAAAGAAGAAAGGGTTTAGTTAGTATCAATCAGTCTTTTTTCCATATCGGGAGCGGGAGGCATGACCAAACACACCTGACAGACAAAAATATGGAAAAAACAGGTCTTTGCTCTAGTGGTGGTCAGGGTTCTCAAGGCAGGATAGCGACAGGATGACAGCATACCACCAACCAGACCAAACCAGTTGGCAAGGTGTCCACTATTCTCGCACAGGGCACCAAAATCATGTATATTAAGAGAGTCAAAGAAACGAACCCAATGCGCTACACAACTCCATCAGGTCGCGAGTATTACTTCCCTGAGTCAATCTCTCGCTCTGAAGCACTAGAACGCATGGCACAGTATGCAAAGAAATATGAGAATGATGAGCGTTCTGGACAACAACTATTCGACGACATGTTCGGAGGTTGATTAACATGAACGCACAACTTGACATGTTAATGAGCAGAGAACAATTGATGGAAGACGTTGAGAACATTGTTGATGGATTTTTCAATGATTATCTTGAACAATATCAGGGAGAACGTGATGATTTAACTCGCATCCTATGTGATGCTGTCTGCAAGAACTTCCCCACTAACTAACACACACTCCACTAACTAACATGTTTGACACCACTTTGGATCTTTTCACATTCAACGAGACTAACAGCGAGACCGATGATCATGATGACATGATTGATACTATGGCAGAGACTTATTTCAAAGCAATGACAACATTGGCAGCAGATAACCGCAACTTTGATGCAATTGCTTGCTATGAAGAGTGGGTAGTTGATGGTAAAGACCCTCAAGATGGTGATGTAGAGATATTCTTCGCACCTGATCTTACACGCGAGAGAGAAGAGAATTAAACCCCGCGTGTGCCAGTTCCCAAAGAGCACACTATCACTTGCATTCCGCGCCCTAGGGTGCCATACTATAAGAGTCAAAGGAAAACACCACATGCAAATCTCAAACTCCATCTGCGTCGTTGATTTCTTCCCTGAGGCATTTATTGCTGAGTCATGTGAAATCAAAGGCATGAAAGTTACAGTTCGTCGTTTCAACAAACGTGTGACATTCCTTGATAACGGTGCTAAGTCTTACAGCACTGTCACAGCACTCACAGCACGTAATGAGTGGGCAGAGCGTATCGCTGGCGGTGCAACAGTTACTGACTACAACACCGACAAAATGCCTCGCTCTGAGTATGCTCCCATGGCATGTGTGGGGTGATTCCCCTCACTCACTGTAAATCCTTATCTAACATCATGCCAACTGACTTCCCCATCTACAAGAAACAACTCCCACAAGTATGGTTAGAGGATGGTAACTTTGTCATCGAATCAGACTCGTTTCGTTATGTAATTAAGGATGACTTGAAACTGCTGTTTAAACTATGCAGACGTTTCAAAACTGATGCAATCGCACAAACCTACGTCACTAACTAACATCATGCTCAAAGGTCAACTTCTCAAAGTCGTCGGTGAAACTTCAAAGGGCATTGATGCTAACCTGTCACGAGTTGAAAAGTTTGAAGTATTCTGTCAAGTGTGTGATGGATTACTCAGAGATGGCAGGATTACTGCAATTCAACATGAAAGATGGACCAACGTATTCTAACCCCTAACTAACACTCACTCACCCTTACTTACTCTTCTCATGAATTACACTCTCAAGCAACTTCAAGACCGAGTATCATCTATGATCAAAGAACAGGGGGAGGATGCAGAGTGTGCCGCGTGGATTTATACCAAGAATGATTGTCA